CTTTTTTCCAAACGATGCCATTTAATTCAGTTCGTGTCCCGTCTTCCCCGCTTGAAAAACTTTTGCCGAATACCAGGCCTCCTTCATCAGCATAATAGATCACTTGTTTTTTGGTAACGTCTACTTCTGTTAATTCAGAAACAGTGAACACCGCGTATTCAACACCGTCCTTTGTTACGGAAACAATGCGCTTATTCTTCAGGCTGTCATGCTGTATTGAATTGCCGGTATTGCTTGCTGTGTAACGATATACTGAAAGGCCTGCATCAGCAATGCCGTTGGTTTCGTAATCTTCCTCAACGGTAGTACAGCGCATAATGCAAAACCTGCGCTTCCCTTCCTCGTTAAACGAAAGCGACTTTACCTCAAGTGCTTTATTATCGAATATGATAAAGTCTGATGACCGTTCGGGGCGGCTTGCTTCCCACCTGGTAGTAATCTTGTAGTCATAATTCCAATCGCGTTGATTACGCTGATCGGTCATTGAACCGGAACGATCTTCTACCTTAGCGTATTTACTCCAGCTATCAAGTACACTAGCGGAAATAGATCCCGTTGTAGCCTGCACGTGTGTTAGCCGTAATATGGTTATCCGGTTACGAAACAAGGCGAAACGGTTTTAATATGTTCTTTGCAATAGGAGATAGGCCGCCTTTATCTCGGTTCTCAAACAAGTAAAGGATTTGGTTCAACCATGCAGTTTTTAGCAGGCTTGGCATTGCCCCGTCTGCATAGCCTGCAGTGTATACCACGGTCAATTCACCGCTTACATTCGGTGCAGAAAAAGAGTAATCAGCTACATCGTTATTATCAGCATCTTTCACGCTGGTAACACTGCCAATCACAGGGCCGTACGGAAGTACAAGACCGCCTAAATCGTTTTTGATAACAGCGGTTACTGTTCGCCGTCCGAGCGTAAGGTTTACATAAGCCTCACATGCTTCACGGGCAGCCGGTATCAGCATAGTTATTATGCTGTCGTGATCCGTACCGTCGATATAGCACCATGCCTTAGCCTCTGCAAGCGTAACGATGTCTTCAATAGGTTCACCAAACGTTACCGATAAAACAGCGTTGTATGCGGCACTATTGCCGCCTAATACCGTTAAGCGGTTGCGCCTTGCGCCTGCACTATCTTCAATTACTCTAATCATACGAAGCAAAATGTTGTGTTGTTAGGCTTTGCGTTTCTAAGTTTTGACGTGAAGTTGCTGTATGAATACCCCGACAACTTATATGCTTCCTTTGCTGAATTATAGATAATGCCAGTAGCAGTATCTAACACAGGTTTCTTTTTGGATTCTGCAAGTGCATCGGTAATCTTTTTCATTGAACCGTTAGCTATCCTTGCCTGCGTTTGGTTGTAAACGTGCTGTCTTGATTTAGGCTTACCCGTAAGCATTTTGCTTATTTGCAGCTTTACATCTTCCTTTACTTTATTACCCGAAATTGATACGCTTAACTTCTGCCTTGTTTCATCACTTACAACCCTTCCTTTCTGCGCTGCCCTCATTCGCTGTATTGTTTCCTTGCTCATTACAGATACACCGCCACCCGATCTTAGGTTTAACCCGTGGTCTGTGTCGAATGTGTCAAACATCTTTATGTAAAAAGCCTCCCATGCATTAAGCTCAGCAACGGAACAACGCAGCAATACATCAAAGGAATGTTTCTCAAAACCGTACTTTTTAATTGATCTGTAAAGCCGTCTTTGGTTTTTAGAACCCCCGGCTTTATAATCTGCATACCGTTTTGACAAATCCTTTGTCTGCCCGACATAGTATCTATTTGCCGGGCTTACTATCAGGTATATGCCTGCATTGCTCATCACCTCTTGATGATCTTTTTACGGGATGGAGTAACTTCTTTCTTTTCCTTCTCCTCATCGAGATGTTCCACTTTTTCTGCATCTTCTGCGTCATCAACTACAGCCACGCCAACACGTACCAGGTAGTGACCCGCCGCATCTGCAACATCTTCTTTGTGCCCGGCTGGTTTGCCGTTGTGATCCTTTATATAACGTATGTTCATAACCTGCTTTTTAGTAAAAAACCCATCCCATTTTTAGGGATGGGTTATAACCTATGTAAACACAACAAATGCTAATTTGATAGGAAAGCCGACCCGTAAACTTTGTAGCTCATTGTACCTGCCCCTACGATTTTTATTCGGAATGATTTAACCGCGAAGTCAGTAACACGCCAACTAACGGTTTGTGCCGTGGTAACATTTGCCAGTGTGTAAGCTGATAAGGTTGGAATGGCTGCGAAGTCTGTTCCATTGCTTGAAACCTCCAGCGTTGCTACTGCACCGCTACCGTCACCACTAATTTCCAGTGCCTTAAAAACTACTGTTCCCGCTTTGAAGTTCTGAGCAACCTTTCCAGTTGCCGCCGTAGTAAGGCTGAGATAAACCGTTTCAGTATTGTCCACGGTATCAATAGCGTTGCCATAGGCACTTACCAAAGTTGTTTCCAATTTTTGCGCATGGCTTACTAAGCCAAAGCTGCAAATCATAATTACTAGGAATAAGAATTTTTTCATCGTTATGTTACTTGAATGAGTTTTGAAATAAGGCGGGTTGTTAGCCCGCCCCTTGGATTATAATGTACCTGAAATGATTGCCGCATTGTTGAAGATTGCCAGGGTAGCCCTTTCTTCAATACGGAACATCACTTTGTTTTTCTTTGCAAGTGTTGCATCTTCAAACATTCTCAATTCCGGCTGCATACGCTTGATGAACATAGTAGCTCGGTTATCGAACGTCAGGAAGTTACCCGAACCGATTTGCGTAGTGGTAACGTTTGTTAAACCACCGATTGAAAGGCGACCATTAGCAAATGCTACTGAACCCTGTGGCAAATCGTATTCGCCGCTACCCGTTGCCTTGTTAAGGCCGATGGCTACGGCATCTCTTGGGTAAAGAACCGTATGGGTTGGTGAATAGAACTCGTTGGTTCCTTCGATGATTTGGCCGTAAGCTGCATCGATGATCTTGTCAACCGGCGCTGTGTACGTTACGCTGCTGTTGCTGTATGCAGTAGCTGCATCCAACAAACCTTGTACAGGGTTGGTATCAGAAGTGCCGTTAAGGATAAAATCATTTTCAGCAGTCTTGAGGCTAATCAACATTTTGCTTTGCAGGTAGCTGGTAAGCCACACAATATCATCAAGCATTTCACGCTCGATAATAACGATACCGGCAAGCCATTTGAAGTAAGCTGATGTACCGATCAGGTCAAAGTCCATCTGTGCTTTGTCGGCTGTTTTATCAGTCCATGCGGCTGCACCACCTTCACCGGCTCCATTTTCTTTGGGGTAAAGAATGGAATTACCGTTTGAAGTACCGCCAGGTAAAATATCTCCCAACCAAACGCGGTTATACGGGTTTTCTACCAGCGTATTCCTTACATCAACCAGCATAGCGCCAGGTGTAGTAAAGTTGGCAGATATGCTCATATCACCTACCGCTTTCATCTCAAAGGACTTTTGATCTGTACCCTTCTTGAAGTTTTTGATTTGGTCTGCGTTTGCTTCGATGGTTTCAGCAAGGATCTCGTTGAATGTCTTTTCCTTTTGCTGTGGTTGGCTATTAGAAACCGCTTTCACCCTTGCAAATGATTTTTCAATTGCTTTCATGTCCAGTTCGTAAGCATCTTTGAATGCTTTCAGTTCTTCAGCAGTTACTTCGGGCTTGATGTTCTTAGCCTCGTCAATGGCTGCTTTCAGCTCATTGATTTGCTGCTCATGCTTTTGCTCCATTTCGGCGGTCTTGGCATTTGCCTTTGTTTCAAATTCCGCCTCCAGCTTTGACTTCATTTCTTGTAAGTCAGCCAGGTATTGTTCTTTTGTGTATTCCATGATAGGATATTAAATGGATTTTAAAAATTGTTGTATTGCACTCTTTAATTCGCTACCGTTTACACTGGCATTCGGCTCATTTGCAACGTGAGTGAATGCGGTATTATAAAAGGCTAGAATTTGCTGAATGTTATCTTTCTCCTCAGAAATAGACTTTATGCACTCATCGGACGCTTTTGCATTCCGGCAAAACCGATCTAAAGTGGTAACGTGTTCGGAAAGTTGCTTTAGTTCGCCTGAATTATATTTTATCTGTGAGCGTAAATCGCCCATCATATCGGCCCTGCGGCTGATTGCATACATTACCCACGTATATAAATCGCTTTGTGGATCGGTTGTAGATGCAATAGATAAGAGTTGTCCTAAAACGTTTTGATCTGACGCTACAAGGTCTTTAAGTGATTGTTGTTCGGTTGCTGAAAGTTGTTTGAACTCAAAACTTTCCGTAAACAAAGATTTTTGCAGGCTGATGATCCCCGCGAGTGGATTGGCCGGGGTTATGGTAAGAAGTGATGTTTCACCGTTGTAAACCTCTTTCAACTTTCTTACACGTTTGCCCTTTATTGATACGTACTCTTTCTTCTCAACTGAATAACCGAAGCTGGCGCCTTTTATTACGCCGGTGTCTGCCATTTCCAAAACATCATTACCTAAAGTCCAGTTACCAAACTTTACTGCTGTATATGCCTTTTCCTCATCGTCAAATGTTCCTGTAACAGTTCCTGGTACTTGCTGCGGGTTATGGTTGAATAAAAAGTCTATGCTTTTATTCTCCTTCCATGTTTTGTCAAACATGCCTTTGCAGGAAATGTCATCTACACGATCTATGTTATTGTAAACGGCGTGGGCTATAACGGCTGTACGCTTGGAAGTATCTAGGTCTTTTAGCTCAAAGTTGA